TGAACCTGGATAGTTTTTTTCTATATTTGTATTTTGTTCCGACATATTGTTCACCTCCTAGTGATATATACCTTAGTTAAATAGGTCGGTATTTGTGAGGAAACGACCGCCCCATAGGGATTTTTGAACCACTTGTGGTGATTCCTGTACGATCTCGCCTAGATCGCCAGACTTGCGGAAAGCGGTGTCTTGTTCTACAAGATCTACTCGCTTGCCAAACTCGTTAAAGTTACTCTTAATTCCATTAACATCTGCTGTTACTGTATCAAGAGACTTTGTTACTGCTGCTACCTGCTCGTTAAGAGACTTAATAGTTGCAGCAAGATCGCCAAAGGCATTAGTAAGAGAAGCATTAATTTCTGAAACTGCTTTAGCAACTTCTTCTTTAACTTCTGAAACGGCGTCAACCACTGCTTCTTCTGCTTTCTCTACTTCTACTGCTGCTTCTTCAGCAACAGGAGAATCTGCACCGCCGTCAACTGCTTCTGCTACAGGTGCCTCTTCAGCAACTGCAACTTCTTCAGCAACTGCAGGAGTCTCTACAACTTCTGCTGGTTGTGCCTCTGGAGCAACCTCTGCATTTTCAACTACAGCGTCTACGGCTGCTTCTGTTGATTCTGTCATGGGATTTACCTCCTTAGTAATCTTAATTGTACTAATGCCTTTAGCACTATCAACTAAGAATTTGATCATTTCTGTATTTTCTTTATCATTCTTTTCTACAAAACCTATATTCTGCATCTTATTACCATTGGTTGGGCTTACTGCTGATTCAGCGTCTGATACCATTACGATACCACTTTCTGAGTCCCAAAATACATTTTCAACTTCTGCTTTTGACAAATATCCGCTAACAACATTTTGTCCATTTACCTTTTCAATAGATACAATATTAGCAAATTGATTTGCTGGATTATCTACTAAAGAAAGTTCATGTAGTTCATAATTCTTAATTACACGGATTGACTTATCCATTTTTTCATCATAGGCATCGTCCCATGTCTTAATGTTTCCACCGATTGAAAAACCAGTATAAGTTCCATCTAGAACCTTTTCCCATGCATCTTGTGCACCCTTTGAAACATATGCAGATACATATACTCCGCTGTAAAACTTTTTATCATTTGGATCAAAGTACTTATCTTCTTTAAATGAAACAATTTTTCCAACGGCTGATGGTTGGTGCATTTCACGAAGATTTCCACGGAAGTTTTTAAATGCTTCAACGCTGGATTCTGTTGTTACAATATCGCCCTGCTTATCAACGTTATCAAGCGTTGCAAATCCTGACACCATACGGCGTTCAACGTCTATTTTTCCGATGGGCATTGAGAGACGAACATTGTCACCTTCAGTTACCCAATGAGCCTTGTTTGTTAACATAACGCTTCTATTATAGCATTTGTTTATAAGTTTTTCTCAACTATTGAGACGCTCTACCCTCACCCTGTGGATTACGTCCAGATACTGTAGTTGTTGAATCAGAATTATTATTTGTTCGTTCTGCATCTCTTTGACGTGTACCCGCTAAGTTTGCTCTAGCGTCAGTTGCTTGTCTTGGAGACATAACAAACGGCTCATCGCCATCTGCTCTTTGTGGCAAGTCTAACTTTTCACGAGCCTCATTTGGAGTCATAACCTGTGTCTTTACATATCTTTCAAGAATCTGAGATTGTGCAATTTCGTCAGTCAAGGTTAGTTCGTTAAACTTTAGTTCAAGAATATCTGTCTTTTCTTTAATAATCTTATTGACAATTTTTTCAAGGTGTCTCTGTGCTGGACGAGATACTTGTTCTTTAAATGTACGATCTTGTGACAGTGCTGCTGCAATACCGCCAGAATCTGCTCCACCAAGTTTAGACATTGGAACTTGATGAGCAATTAAAATATCATCACGGTTTTGCTTGCGATACTCTTTAAATGAGCCATCCTGAATACCATTTTCAATTGGTTCCATTTTAAACTCAACTTTATTGGTGTCAGTATCGCCTGGAAGTGGTATGTATAGGGTTCTGTGTGACTGAGCCTTTAGTCCAGTCTGCAAGAATCTAAACATCTTATCTTCGGCATCCCCTGAAAGTTTTGCTCCTTTAAGAGTTACAACATATCTTGGAACAGCCTTGTTTTCAAAGTAATCAATATTGTATTGAGACGCAAGTTGATCTCCAACTAAAGATGGCATTGCTGCAATAATGTCTGGAATTCCATAAAATGTATTTAATGGAGAATATTCTTTAAGATGAATAATTTCGTTAGGGCGTGGATCTGTTCCCATTGGGTTTGGGTTCTTTGCAGCAAAGTTTCTAAAGTAAACAACCTTTTGTCCAATAATTTGAACAAATCCATCACGAAGACGACGAACACGAACAGTCGTTGCTGGAATATGACCAACATATCCAATTTCTCCAGTTACAGTTCTTCCTACTTCAATAAATCCATTTCCAGTAGCCTGAAGATCTGTGTAAACTTTTTCCATTGTTTTTGTAAAACTATCGTCATCATTAAGATTTTCTAGCCAATCACGTAGTTCAATTTTCATTCTTTCAATGCGACGACGTGCACGATCAACTGCTGCTTGATCATCGTTGTTTTCAAAACGCAGCATAGTTCTGTCGGTAACATCAAAGCGGTATCCAAGACCAACAACATTTTCTACTTTGGCATCAATTGCAGCATGGTTAGCAAAAGATGTGTCATAGAAGTTAGCCAACTCATACATATTATATGGTGGAGTAATTACATCAAATAGACCATATCCATTGCGATATACAGTTCCAGGATTAATCTGTTTTGATCCAGAATCAACTCCTGATGGAGTTACGTTTGCAGCATTTAGATATGCTTCATTGCCTTCTGGGTTAACATACTTAGACATATTGCGAGTTGTTCTGCGACGGAAGTTTTGATCAAGACCAGCATAATCTTTTAAATTTTCCCAAGATTTGTTAAATGGATCTTGTGATTTAAAAATATTTTCATCACGCTCTTGCGTGTTTAACCCTGCACGTACGTATTCTTGATCAGCCATTTTCGTATGCATCTCTTCCATGTTTGTCTAGTGTTTGTTGCGCTGCATGCCAGGCACCAAGGTCATTCATTGAAGGAATCAATCCAGCCTTTAGTCTTTCTTTTTGCTCTGAATATTCTTCTTCACTAATTCTATGTAGCCCTGGAACAAAAACCGCTTTACCTTCTCCATCATCACCATGCAATATTGCTGCGCTTCTAAGTTCAGAAATCTTTGAAAGATCTCCACGTTCAGCAGGTATATTTAAAATTGAACCTTCATCATCTGTAAACCACTTTCCATTTGACTTCTTATAAACATAAAGACCCCAGTCATAGTGCTTTTCAATGACCTTACGACGAACATTTTTAACATACGGCTTACCAGTTTTTGGGTTTATTAACGATTCCATAGCCACAAGTATAGCAGATTATACTGGTGTAGAGACAGTAGTTGACCACTCTATCTCTGTATATACCTTTAATTTTTCAGGCTGATACACTAATCCTTCTCCATCATCAACAATGATCTTGTTTGTTCCAATATATGTTTTATAGATGTCTATTGGATTAATTCCATAGAATTGGGACGATCCAATAACAAGCATTCCATCCCATGTAAAGTTATTAAACCAAAACTGCCAGTCAAAAACGGTTACTCCGTCTGTCAAAACCTTAAACCAAGGCCTAAGTGTTCTGCTTTCAACTTCTTGTAGACTACTTGCTTGATAATAAGCAATATTATTAAAAATGGCTGGGCCAGTAATATTAATGCTACCAAGATATGAATCAAAGTTTAATGGGGTTAAAAATGAAATACCAATTGTTGACCACTCTTTTATTGATAATACTGGCTCTCTTACTAGGTTTCCGTTTAAATAAAATGAAAGTCCATTGTATTCAATTCCGTTTTGATTTAGTGCAAATATTCTTCCTCTATCCCCTATAGAACTGTTGGCCTGCAGATAAAATTTTATTGACCCACTCTTATGATTAATCTCAAACATTTCTGTTGCTGTTGACGGAAATGTGTCTTGGTCATATCTGGTCCATAACTGCATAGCGCTTACGCCATAGGATGTTGATAATTCTTTGTTTATCGGTAAAGACAATCCACGATTTTCTAATATATCTAACTCTCCACGAACTTCTATGCCAGAGTTTTTTGTTAAATATAGATAGGGTGTGCTTTCTTTATAAATGCTAAATGGGTTTTTAGACTTATAACTAAAATATATTCCATTTTTTTTATATGGAACTAGATCTACACCAAACCTTGTGCCAATTGTGTTTGAAGAATTGTCGTTTAACGCTTGAGATGCTAACTGTAGTCTATTAAGCAGGATTGGTTTTGTTAAAATTCCACGACTATTAAATTCAAGGCTATAGACAATTGCAAGGTCATTAAAATCTATACTTTTAATTGGATAAATTAAACTATTGTTCAATACTTCAAATCTTGTTGTTTCCCAATCCTCATGCTCAGAGACATCAACAATATTATATTCATTTGGAGTTTCTTGATTAGCAAAGTCAGTAGGTATGTTTGCTCCATCAACCAAATACTGAAATGTAATATAACTCTTTATTTGTGCACCAGTTGTATCATAATACATTTGCATAGATCCAGAATCTTCTGTTAATTCTGATGTAGTTGGATAGCCTATGTTAAATTGTAAAAAGTCTAGATCGTAAAACTTTTCACCCTGAGCGTTTTCTACAAATTGTCCAAAATATGAGAGTGGTAAATAGTCTTGCCAATACCCAGATACTCCTATATCAAGAAAATATTTTTGATACGCTTCGGACGGAAGTAGTGTATAACTTGCCGTGTGGTCAATTAGTTCTTGACCTTTATCAATTAAGGCTATACCATTTGATTCAAAATGACTTAAAATTTTAGAAGAATTTAGGGCTGTTGATAAACCAAAAGAATATAATCTTCCTGTAAAACTATAGTCTCCAGATTCATCTCCAGAAACATACATCTTTAGTATATTTTGATTTCCAAAAAATGCAGGTATATTATTTCCAAAACTATTAACTAGTGTATTTATATTAAATCCTATAGAAAAAAGAGTATTTGCTGAAATTGGATCAGATGTAAAAAGAAGTTCGGAAGTCCCGTTGTAAGTAAGCGAATATTTAATTTCATCAGCATCTTTAACTATTGTAAAATAATCATTGTTTATCGGATTATATATTTTTACTAAAATCTCTTCTGAGGATAAGTTGTGTGAACTAAATACACCATAAAAACTTTCAACCTGGCTAGAGAGTAGATTTAATCTTGGAAAGTTAATATATGAATCTACCGAGTTCCAACTGTTGTTTGGCCTAAATGATAAAAACTTGTTATCAATAACTGGTCCAGACTCATTGTCTTGTATTAATTGATTATCTTCATATAGTTCTTGTAATGTCTTTGTTCCAATAAAAATTTCTGGTAATGAATACTCTGGAGTTCTTAAACTTGTTTGAGTAGTTGCTAGGTTATCAAAACTTCCCTGATCCCATTTTGCAAAATCTGGATAGTTGTAGTTTGCTGTGTAGTTAGCAAAAGGATAGTCTATAAATGCTGTTGTTCCTCCGTATGCAGAGTTAATTCCTTCTGGAGAAATAACGCCTTGACCATATACCCACCTACGTTTTGCCACGGTTACTGGAACATGGTAAGAATAGATCGCTACACAGTCAAGTTCAAATGGATAAATATTTGCATAAGCATAAAATCCTAACCAGTCTTGATTATCTCCAAAAGCATCAAGTTCATCTGGCAAGTTTAAATTAGCAGTATTTATTGATAAAGAAAGAACTTCTTCGCCATTTACCAGTAGCGACGCTGAATTTCTAATTAAACGAATATGAATAAGCATTGGCCTAGACCATTCACCAACAAAGTGAGATGCAAACTGATCTCCAATAACTAATGTTAAAAATCCAGACTCAATATAAAGACCGTCTTCAGAAGATATTGGTCCAAAAATTTTTAATGGAGTTGGTGTATTTGCATTGATTCTTGCCCAGAACTCTACTGTATAGTCGTTATACTGTCCTTTTTTATTTAAGAATCCTTTACCTGGAATTATTAATGATGCATCTTGTGTTGGTTCTAACTTAGTTACCCCGCTTGCTCCATAAACCAGGGGGATGCCAGAATTTTTACACTTAAGTCCACCTTCGGCAATATAATAAGCACTATCTTCTGCTATACCATATGCTTGTGCTTCTACAGCATCTAATCCACCATACAAACTTACAGATGCTGGGACTGTTGTTTGAGTAATTCCAAGGGATGAAGTGTTAAACTCCTCATTCCATTGTCCAAGAGTTATTCCATTAAAATAAAACTCATTGTCTATAGAACTAGCAGAACCTTCAATAATTTTTATTTTAATTACTATTCTTAAACTTGCAGATACGTTTGGTGCTTCAAAGGTTTCAGATATAAATCCCCATTTTTGATATAAAGAACTTGTAAATGTTTTTAAGTTTTGAACTATTGTTGATGTTGCTGGATCTGTATATTCATAACCTATAGAAACAGTTTGTAAAAATATGCTATTTGAATAAAAATATGAACCTACTGTAAAGGTACCAAGGTCTTGAAGCGTATTAAGATTTAATATATTTGGACTAACTATTGATGCTTCAAGTGTTTCTAATGTTGGAACATTAAGCCTAGCCCTTGTTAAAACGCTATTAGGAAATGGCTCTTTTAAATCATCAAAAGATGTTGCAAGAGTAGCACTTGTTGGTGTCCATAAACCTGCAAGATTTCGTTGTGCCTCAGAGATTAATCCAATGTAGTCAAGTTGATCGTCTAATGCCCATAGAACAACTGGGTGTTCTGAGTATATCTTTTCTGCATATAAATTTGATGGATTAGACATTTTTCTCCTATTCCCCTATTATAGCAGGGTAAGAATCAATAAAGTTTAATCTCACAAGCATCTGTAGAGCAATATTTTTCAGACTCTGCGTCTAAGTTATCCTTACCATCATATATTGCAGACCAATCAATCTTGCCAATTGTTCCAACATAAGCGTTGTATTCTTCTCTTGTGATTTCTGTATATGGTTGTTGTGGATAAGTCTTATTTCCCATTGGAAGGAATGATACTGCTTTCAACTGCCCCTCATACATATTGAGTGCTGGAGCAACAAACTTCTTTTCTTCTTCCTTGTCAAATGATAGCGTTACAGAAACACCATTATCTGACCAGTACTTTTGAGCAGTTGCTGCCAAACCAATTTTTTCAAATAAACTCACCTGCTTCTCAGAACGTTT